CATTGAGCGCATTGCTTGTTTTGCAGGGTTAACTCTAACATCAACATTCTTGTACTGCAACTGCCCACCCGCGCCAGCGCGCTCTGCCCGACCAAGTTCACCCGTTGTCACACGAGGCTGGTCAGCTTTAGGGGTCAATTGCGGTCCTGTTGCCATTAGAGTGCTTTCAAATCTGGTTTGCCTTTTGCCGGGGGTTGCGCCTGTTGAGGCTGGTTTGCTGCCATTTGTTCTTTTTTCCGCAGCCTGTCTTTGAGCAATTGTTTCATCGGAGGCTCAAGCAAGTCAAGCAGAGATTCTTTGTCAATGGCTTGGGCTTTAAACAGATTAAAGGCAAGCTGGCGCAAGTCTTCAGTAAAGATGGGAGAGTTAGAGTGAGCGTCTACCTTGACCACATAGTCACGGGTAAATTGCTCAGGGATAAACTTATTGCCCTCTTCGTCTGTGAAGTGTGTTTTGTCATACGTCTGCATGAGCTTGAGATACAGCGTTGCCACTTTTTCCAAGCTGTCTTCAACGATGAGCGCCCGTTTTTTGGCGCGAGATGAGCCAAGTCTGGCAAGCTGAGAGGCGTGACCAGAGGAGCGAACCCCTGCTTCTCCCTTGCCCTGCAAGATGCTTGAGATGCCAGAGACTTCAGAGAACATGGCATCACATTCATGAATGACCTCAAAAAGAGATGAGGGCATTTCGGGGGCAAGCCGTTCAGCCTTGGCGTTGGGCATATCGGTTGCAAGCAAGCCGCCAGCGCGGTTAAGAGCAAAATTCTTTTCGTCCAAGATGCCTGTAAAGCCTGTAAGCGCAGTAGGTGGCGCAACTTGTTTGGCAAGCAAATCAAGAATTTCAGTCATTCGGTTATTGCGTAACTGTTGCAAGAAAACAAGGCGTTGGACTTCTGACTGACCCCAATAATAATCAAATTGAGGATTGGGGCAAATTTGTACAAAGGGCAACTCGCCTTTGAGGAAGATTTCTTTTCCGGGGCGGTCATAGATGAACACATCGGGGTCAGCCATTGTGATGACTTGATAATCTTCTGTCTCATCATTCCAGACCCACAGTTCGTGCATCTTGACTGTTTCTTCAGCTACCCGCGCTTTGTAGCGGTTCATGCCAAACAAGTCTAGATTGACGTTGCCGTAGATTGTTGGGTTTGACTGCGACATGATGATGCGGTCAACACCTTCTGGTAAGTCTTCTGTCTTTGTGTGAACGCTGGTTGTGATGCGTTTGACAATCTGCTCACGCTTGGGATGAGAATACAGACGGGCGTAAAGCTCAGACTTCGTAATGTAGTAAGTATGAACAAGGGCTTCTTGCCTGTCTGTATAAGGGGTATCTTCACGCAACACGCCAATGCTGGCTGGCTCAACCATGTAGGGATGGATACCCTTGTTGTAAACAAGTTTGATAAATGTGCTGTTAAAGACCAGCGCCCAAGTCAGGGCTGAACTGAACACTTGGTCAGCGTTGCTGTTTAGCCATTCGTCATTGAGGGCGAGTGTCAGGCGTGGAACTTTGATTTGTTCTTGGTCAGGAACAGATGCCCCAACATTGATTGAGAACCTTGTTGTTTCTGCTGAGTACAGAAACGAAGTCAGTTGGTCAATGTGAGGATAGATTTTGTTGAAGATGGTTGGAGACTCTTCAGGACCAGAGCCAAACAAAAACCAAGAACGCAAAGCAGAGTAGTCCCCCTTGCGCTCTTGCAAGGACACCATGCACTTTTCAATCAAGTCACGGAAGAACTGTTCTCTGATAAGTTCGTTGCTAGGTATCCGCATTATTTCTCAATGGATAGGTTCTGATGTCTGGAGTGTAACTAGCCATCTTTGGTCCTGTCAAATTGCCCATTGTGTTGGGAAGAACTGACACAACTTCTGTTTCTTTGCCAAGCTGAGGACCAACAGGTCGATTAAATTTGCCAGACAGGGCAGATTTTATATCCATTCCACCACCACCACCCCAAATAGCGGCATCGCCGGGTCTTGGCTCGCGTGGACGCTCGGCAGCAATCTTTGCTTCCTTCTCCAGTTGTGATTTGGAGGTTTTGTTCTTGCGGGTAAAGAAACCAGCTTGGTTTTCCCCCTCACGGGTCGATTTGACGTCCGACATCAGCCCGGGCGCTTGCAAAAAGACCACATACACCTCTTGGTCACACCCTTTCATGGGGCATTGAGGCTTTCTGCTCTCAAAATACCCATGCTTCTCACATTTATAGTCTTTCAGTACTGCCATTGTTATCCCCTTTTAAGTGCTTCATCTAGGGTTACTCCTGAGTAATCCCCNTTGTTTATAACCCCAACCTTAATCCTAATCTGCCCGTTAACCAAATGCAAGCCTGTTGCTGGCACTAAACGGGGCTTTGGCTCACGTCTGTACTCCACAGTGCGGGTCTTATTGCGGCTTTGCATGACTGCTATCTCACCTTTTAGCCAAGATTGATAACCTTTGCTGACCCTTACCTGTATGTATTCGGTCAAAGGTTGGTTGCGATAGAAGAAAACGGCAAGCAAATGGTCTTTGTTGACCCCACAAACCTCGGCAAACAGTTTGACAGAGATGCCTCTGTTCTGGTCTTTGATGAACCGTTTGATGATGCGAAGCAATTCACGCTTGGTGGTTATGGTTGGCAGCATATTCAATGGTGTATCCAAGGGATTGAAAGTGAGACATCACGTCTGGTTCTCGGTAGGAGACTACAGACTCAAGGTCAACAACAATATGGCTGGCGCTGACCAGCTTGCGAGAAGTGGCGTGATGCCCGACAAGACGAGACAAGTCCAAGTCACCATGAAAGACCGGGCATAAATATTCAATTGCAAAGTGTTTTGCAAGAAATTCGGGGGCAAATCTAAGTCCATACGCCTCCAGAACGGGTCGATATATGCCGCTTAACTGAACGTCTTCGTTCCACAAATTAATATCTTGAGCAGGGATGTGTGTCAAGCCGTATTTGTTTGGCGCTTGCAAGAGGCGCTTACTTCTCAAACTTATCCCGCCGTTTTGGATAACAATGCGCTCCTTGTCCTCAACCCAACTAAAGTACATCTTTAATTCGTTGTTGACAATGGCTGCATGGCAGGGCGCACCAATGTAATCGTAGNTGTAGAACTCTTCTCGCCAGTTTTTGCCGTTCAAAATCCAGCCATCATCTTGGACAATCAGACAGTAATCAGTATTGATAAAAGAATGAAGACTGTGCATGACAAACACAGAGTACTGTTGGTAGCCAAGATAACCGATTTGTTGCCATTCAATCTGGTCTGGCAAATTCTCTGGCTTAGCAGAGGAGAGCAGTAACCCAATTGACCCCGGCAATTCCTCCATACTTTTGAGGATTGCAGGGATAGCGCTTGCGCCATCATTGTGACCATAAATAGAAACAACGGTCAGGCTGTTATGTTCCATGATGTTTTAAATACTTAATTAAACCAAAAAGCCTAGTAATACTATCTTTTACATTGCCTAAAGACACATTGCACTTCATACAAAGCAATCCTCGTATCTTGCCCGTTTGGTGACAATGGTCAACAGCAAATCCTGCTTTGCCACGAACAAGAGTTTCAAGACAACCCATATTGCCACATTTGCCATTTTGAGACGTCCACATCTCTGCCAGTTGTTGAGTCGTGATTCCATATTTCTTTTTAAGGTAATAGCCTTTGTCTCGTTCTTTTATAAAGTCTGGATTTTGTTTTCTAAACTCTTTGTATTTTTTGGATTGAAGCTCTTTAACTTCTTCATATCTTTTTTTGCTCTGTTTGCTTACTTTGTCTTTGTTTGTCTCGTAATAACTTCTGGCATAACTTATTCGTTCTTGTCTATTTTTCTCGTATTGCTCTTTGTTTTTTTGCTTTACTTTTTCGGGGTTTCTTTCTCGATAAGTTTTTGCCGCCAAACGCTTCTGTTCTTTTCTTGCTTCTGTGTCCATAAAACCTCCTATGAACACATTATATCAAGTTAATTAGTGCCGTAGACACCAATCCTTTTGAGGTAGTCAGATACGTTGCGACCAACAGCCACCTCTTCGGGGGTCTTGTCCTCAATGGCGCGAGAGACTGCACGGGTAATCCTCATAGCGGTCAAGCGAGGTTGNAGTTGCTCGGCATAGGCAGCAGCCGCCAAAGCAGAGGCTATGACCCTATCGTCCTTGTTGCGTCCTGATGCTGCTATTGACCCACCTTCTCTGGTAATAGTCTTCATCTCTTCTAGGGTTTCCATGTCGTAGACCGCCATCATCCCGCGTTCAAAGTAATCCTTCATGTAAGTCATCATGCGCTCTTTGGTCTGCACCGTAGTTAGCCAGCCAATAGAGTTGGACACTCCACCCATCGTGTCGTTTCTGCGCCAGATGTAGTTGGACATCGAGCCGTAGACATCCATCAGTTGGCGACCAATCTCGCCAGCCATAGCAGCCGCTTGGCGCTTTAAGTTCTTTAGCTCATTGATAACCGCTTGCCCCGGTCCATTGACTTCCAAGTTAAGGGTTGA